TTCCTGTCAGATGATGGGTGGTATTCTACAGATGGACAAACAGTAACAAACATAGGATTAGAAAAAATAGATAGATGGTTTTTTGGTAGAGTTGATTTAACTCAAATTAATACAATAAGTGCTGCTGTAGACCCAGTTAAAAACCTAGTGGTTTGGAACTATGCGGATGTAGATGGCAACAGAAGAATACTTATTTACAACTGGCAATTACAAAAATGGTCAAGAGCTGAAACATTATCTGATGTCGTAGGCACTATTGCTACATTAGGCGAGACATTAGAAACTTTAGAGTCTTCATTAGGTTACACAGATATAGACACTATGCCTGCATCACTAGATTCAAGATTGTTTATTGGGGGTAAGTTTTTATTTGCAGGAGCAAAATTAGGCAAAATTGTAACCTTTACAGGAGCATCTATAACTCCCCAATTAATTACAACAGATGTGGAGGTTGGTTATAACTCTGTCGCAACACTAGCAAGACCACAAATAGACAACGGAACAGCACAAGTCGCTGTGGCTAGTCGTAAAGAATTAGATGACAACATTGATTTTAGTGCATTTGTACCAGCAACTACAGAGGGTAGGTGCAGTTTAAGAAGTGCAGGTAGGTATCATCGGTTTAATGTACAACCCACAGGAAGTTGGACAACAGCAATGGCTGTAGATGTAGACTTAAAACCGCAAGGCAATAGATAATGCCTAGAATGTATCGTACACTTCCGTATCAAGGTGGTGACCCTAGAGCAGTTGCAGAAGTAGTTAATAATGCTATGAATGGCAAGACGAATAACAGTGGTACTTTTACTTTAGCAACATCAGTAACAGAAACTACAGTTAGTAATGAAAGAGCAGGTTTTGATTCAATTATTGTATTATCACCAAGAACAGAAAATGCAGCAACAGAGTCAGACCATACATACATTAAAACAAAAGCCAAAGGTAGTTTTATTATAGGGCATAGAAATACATCTCATACTGATGTAACATATGATTATATCATTGTTGGATAAATTTTATGAAACTATATGTAGTGCCTACGAATCAAGTGCAAAGATTTTGGTATCTTGCAGAGCCTTTATTACAAAAAGCTTTAGACAAAGGTAACAACGAATTTACAGCAGGGCAGTTAAAACTGCTAGTAACGCAAGGTCAGCAACAGTTACTATTAGCAATGAAAGAAGATAAGTGTTATGTAGCTGTTACTGTTCAATGGATTAACTATCCTAACGACAGGGTTGCTTACATAACTTATTTAGGTGGCAAAGATATTAAAAAAGTTGCTAATGAGTTTAAAGAATGGGTTAAACAAAATGGTGGTACTTCAATTCAATGTTCTACTAAACACGAAAGTATTGCTAGGTTGTTAGTTAAGTTACATGGTTATCAAAAAAAATATCAATTGCTAGAATTAAAAGTAAATGAATAAAGAAAATTTTTATTTTGAAATACCTTTTTTATCTCAAATTGCAAAAGATATGTATCATCGTGCTATTAATGCTCCTGAAAATGAGTGGATTGATTATTATAATTTTAAAGCATTAGCAGCAAAAAGTGATTGGGTTGTAGATACTTGGTGGGAACATCTTTATAAGTTGCATCCATTTAAAGCAGGTATATTAAAAATGGAAGAAAATTCTTATTACGATTGGCACGTTGATACTAACAGGGTTGCAGGGTTAAATCTTTTATTAAACAATTGGAAATCAAGTTATTGTTTATTTGATGGCAACCCAAACACCAGAAACAAAAAACAATTAAGTAAGGATGCAATAGCAGAACATGATTCGTTAGATGAGTTTCGTGTTACAAGCAAATTTAGTGAATTAAAATATAAGCCTAACACTTATTACTTATTTAATGTACAAGAAGCTCATTCAGTGTATAACTTTTCAGGAGTAAGGTATTTGCTAACGCTAGAATTTTTAGAAGATATAACTAAACTTAATTACCAACAGCTTTTAAAAGAAATAAAACAATTAATCAAAAGGACTAACAATGATATTAAAACTTAAAGTATGGCTACTTAAAAAGCTATTAAAAAATGTAGCAGGATATGGGGTTGAAGGAGACACCAGACTTGCTCACATTAATAAATTTGAAGATAAGCTTCTTAAAGCTGTAGGAGCAGAAGGCTCTATTAATATCAAAACAGGGTTGATACAGTATAAAGGTGGTGGTGGTGGTGGTCAAACACAAACTACTACACAATCTATTGACCCTGCTATTTTGCCATACATAACCTATGGTTTAGATAAAGCAAAAAGTTTGTATGGAGCTGATGGTCCAGAATATTACCCTGATGCAACTTATGTGCCAGCATCAGCAACAACGACAGAAGCATTAGGTTTAGCAGGTGACAGAGCAAGGGCTGGTAATCCATTAGTACCAGCAGCTCAAGCACAACAGTTAAGCACAATTAGTGGAGATAGACTATCAGCAGGTAATCCATATTTTTCTGCAATGATGGCAAGTGCAGCTAAACCAGCAGTAAATGAATTTAATACAGCTATTAGAGATATAGGCTCACGAACAGCAGCTTCTGGAAGATATGGTTCAGGTGCTATGGGTGAGTTAGAAGGCACAGCATCAGAAAACCTAGCAAACTCTTTAACTAACAGGGCAGCAGAATTAGCTTACAGTAACTTTGGTGCAGAAAGAACAAGACAAGATGCCGCTATTGCACAAGCTCCACAAATGGCTATGGCAGATTATACAGACATACAACAGCTTATGAATATAGGACAACAACAAGAAGATTATTCAAGACAAGAGTTACAGTCTGATATTAGTAGATTTGAGTTTGAACAAAATAAACCTTACAGTAAACTAGAGTCTTACTTATCAGCTGCTTATGGTGCTCCTACTCCTATGAACTCTACTACTCAAAGTTCAGGCGGAGGAGGTAAATAATGGGTGCAATGATACCTTACATGGCAGCAGGTTATGTTGCTGACAGGGCAATGGGTGGTAATGGAATGACAGGATTAGCTGTAGGTACTGGTGTAGGTGGCTTTGGAACAGGTGCTTTTTCAGGAGCGTTAGGTACTGGAGCAGCTGGTACAGGAGCAGCAGCAGGGTCTACTTCTATGATGCAAACTTTAGCGACACCTACCCTTACCACAGGAGCAACAGGTATTGGTGGAGCAGGTATGACCTCTATAGGTGCAAATACCCCTATGGGTTTATCTAATGCCACTCAATTTGGCTCTGTTAATCCCTTAACCACAGGTGGATTTAGTGAAAGCATATCTCCATTTACACCATTAGGTGGAGCAGGTGTTGGAGGTAATGTAGGATTTTTAGGTCAACCTATATCTAATCAAGTTAGGAACTCTGCACTTACAGGTGAGAAAGGACTACTTGGCTATGGTTTAGAAAATACTATGATTGGAGATGGATTTAATTCTCTGACAGGAACTATTAATGATGGCTATGAAAATATGTCGTTTATGGATAAAGTAGGTACAGCTCAAATGGGTGGTCAAGTTATAGATGCAACTAACCCACCCCCACCACAATTATTACAAGTCCGTGAACCACAAGTTAAACCTAGTAGTGAACCTACAATTGGTTCACCTGTAAAAATAACAATGTCAGAACCAAACACAACTTTTGTAGACCCAAGAAAATTATACGAGGAAAGATATGGCTACGCTTAATTTAGATGAAATATTAAACTATATAAATCCAGAACCTAGATATGCAGGAAAATTAGAAGATTTAGGATTGCTTGGAGAAGGTGATTTAAAAGCTGCTAGAAAACAATCTATTTTTCAAGGTCTGTTAGGTGCAGGTCTAGGCTATCTAGCTCAACCAAAGAATCAAGGGTATGGTTCAATAGCTCCTTATTTAGCAAAAGCTGGTATGCAAGGATTACAGGCTAGTAAAGCTCCTTATGAACAATTAACACAAGATGCTTTGATGAATCAAAAATTAAAAGAAGTTGAGTATCAAAGAGGAGAAAGAAAATATCAAGATGACCAAAGAGTATTAGCTGCTGAAAAATTAGCAA